GTTTGGGGGCCCACCGTTGCCAGGGTGTTCTCCTTATTCTGGAGAATTCTACCTGCGCCAATCCGCCGTGAACTGACAGGTTATCTGACAAAGGGTAACATGTTTAGATCAATTGCGGAGTCAGATTGGCACAGTATTTTGAAGCAATTCGGAGCAATGATGTTTAAATATCAAGATATGCTGAGTGTGAATTGGCGTTATTTCCATCATCTCGGATTGCTATGTGATTACCAACCGGCCGTAGAGGTTGAAACCTTATTACCAGAGATCAAAGATTGGACGGGTGTTGTACACAAGCACACGATCTATGGTAGTGAGGCGCTGTTCCTTGAGCGATTTCAGCGCGGTGTCAGACAGTTTCTAGATCTGGCACCATTACGGTTAGATCACTATAGACCTCTAACTGATGAGGAGTTTATAGCAGATCCAGGTTATTGGGCGCGTGCGGGTAGCAGTAGTGGCAAGCGTCTAGAACTCGAGGTTGACGGGGTAATTAGGTATGCGAAGAAAACGAAATGGGCAACTGCACTTGCAAGTAGCGAAGGTGAGTTGCGCCATATTCTAAACTCGCTGTCTCTACAGGTTAACACTGTTATTCAGAAGCGCGAACTGAGTAAAGTTAGACCTGTTTTAGGCAGTGATTTCGACACATACTTAAAAATGGCCAGGGTTAACTACTGGTTGGTTGCTGCACTAAAAGGGCACCCGAATAGTACCCTGTTCATGTCAGGTCAACAACAGTTCGATCTGTTTGTACAGATGGTGGAGGAGGCAAATAACCCCATACTCATTAAGATGCCCATCGATCAAGGTCATTTTGATCACTCGGTGAACATGTCAATGTTGATGATTATGGTGGATGAGTTGTTATCTTTTATCGAACGGTGTTGTATGTCTGATGATAAGGTGGATATTTATAATTGTATGTTGCGGGTCAAGTATAGTATTAGTGGTGGGAATACGCGGTTAGGTACACATTTAATTGCATTCATAAACGGGGTTGGTTCCGGGTGGATGTTAACTGCATTGCTTGACACACTCGCGAACGCCGGCGAGTTATTGGCAGTACGAGAGACGATCATCCTCGAGACGGGATTAGATCCGATCAAACCGGGTTGGGTGGTGCAGGGCGACGATGTACGGATGGCCGTTATATCGTTTGGTGCCGCTGCTGCCATCTGGTCACTGTATACCGATGCTGCATTTGACGTAAATGCGCAGAAGTTCTTTATCAGTGATGGTGTAGATGAGTTTCTTCGACAAGTGACGAGGCCATATTTTATTGCAGGATACCCGGCCAGAATGGCCAGCCTGGTGTTCCGCAATCCAGTTTCACGTGAGCTGATAAAAGGGGAAGAACGTGTACGTGAAGCGTTAACTACGTGGAACCAGGTGTTCAACCGTTTTGGGTACACTGGATTTCATAAGTTGTGGTCGATTGCCGTCCGTGATTTAGCTGGTGCAAATAATATTTCAGCGGACGATATCTGGGCATACCTCAGTACCCCAGCAGCTTATGGTGGTGCGGGCCTGTTCTGCACGCGCGGTGAATTCACGGGGGATTGGGTTAGCATAGAGAAAGGGCAAGCGAGCCACAATTGGAAATTATTAGTGATCCCACAATTAGCAGTTGAACTCGCTGGTAGGTTTTCTGTAACATCAGCTGAACTCACACGTGAATGGAGTAAGAACATCGAAGGGCCGCGGGGTAAGACGAGAACTGAGTATAGTGGTTTCGTAATTAACAGACGTCCTGCCAATCCGGTTGACTGGGTGAAAGTCACTAGGAGCAAGCTTGGTAGTCCGATGTCCCCTCGTTTTGCTGGTGGTAGTCCAAGCGTTAATAACGTTTTGATTGAACGTGCGCGGAGGAACAAAGATATCATGTTATTGTATGAGTATTTACAACCTACATCTCAAACTATAGCTATTCGACTTAAGACCCACGGTACGTTAACGGTACAGGACAAGTGGATGGCCGGTAGGTTACCGTTTAACACACCCGTTCGCACCGGTTGGAGCAGTCTAGCTACAAGTGTCATATATGGTGATTTTGCAAATACAGCTTGGGACGTCATATTACAATACAACAGGATAACAATGGGAGTAGTGCGAGCTGGCGCACTCGGTGCTGAGTATGGACTGCACGATGCAGAGGGTAGTGAACTGATTCGTGTGGGAGGATAGGGTGCTAGTACGGCACAGGTGAGGTACAACAGGTGGTTACGTGTGTG